CCACATGATGTAAGCAATTGTTACAGTAGATTTTCCTACCTGCCTTGGTAGTTTTGCAATAACAAAACGTTCATCAATATATGCTTGAAGTAATGTTTTTTGAAAGTCATATAGATCAAAAGACACAAGTCCTCTATCCACGTGAACGATCTTCATGTAAGTCTGAATGAAATATAATGGATCATTGGTGCATTTAATACGCTCCGCAATTTGATCGGTAGTATAAGCCATTTGAACGCCAGCGCACTTAAGGTTAGGATTACCTTTGTAGTGCCGCATAGTCTGTGGATTATATCTAGGCATCTTTCTTGACTAACCCCATTTTCTTTATGATCTCATCCAGTTGAGTAGTCGTACCAACAAATAAATTATTGTTGACAACTTCAGGACCAGTGTCAGAAATTTGTTTTGCTTTCTCATTTTCGATCTTAACCTTATCTTTGTGCATGGTCATCAAGTCTTTCTGTGCATCAGCAATTGTTTTAACTAACAAACTTAAAACTTCAAAAGCTCTAGGATGTTGGCTTGCGTTAGCAATCTGAGATAGATTGTTTAGTGCTTCAACAGATCGTTCAGTAATTGTGTATAGATTATCTCTCACATACTTATAGTCTGTTTCAACCTCTTCAGTATGTGTATCTTTCTTTGGTGCTAATACCGGCACAGCTTCTTCAAATATTACCGGCACTAATGGTGAGCCGTCTTTAGCTGCCGTAGGAAGTTTAGTCTCTTCTGTTTTCTCAGAAGAAATAACAGGTAAAGTATTTCCAGTAATAGCACGAAGATCGTCTTCAGTTGCTACAAACTGATTAAATTCCTGATCATTATCTTTTATAATATCGTCACTCATATATCACCTTAAATAATTTTTGGTTTCCCAAATTGCTCGCCAGTATGTAAAATTTCAGTTTTTATTTTTAATACAATGTCTTCATCTAATCCAGTCTCAGGATTAAACTTCTTATTGTCTGTATATTCAGTATAGCTTTCACTGAATCCAAAATCATCTTCAAAAGTTTCTCCAGGAAGAGCTTCAATTAAATGTCGTGCCGATCTAGGTGTTGCGTTTCTTGCTATTTGATCTTGAACAGAATTTCCAATAGGCCCAACAAGAATATCTGTTTGTATTTTTGTAATAACATCTTCTGGTTTTACTGGCCCATAGAATAAAGTCTTAACTTCAAAATTTAGAGTCCAAATAATATCTCTTCTTGTTAGCCAATCTTCTTCATAGTTATCAGCCATAGAAACAGCTTGGAGAGTGATTGGAACGTCATCAATAAGATTTACTTCTGGTATAGCTTTAATAGTTACAGTATAGTCAGGAGTGAACCAAGGAAGTATTTGTTCTATGATCTGGTTAGCATCATCTATGTACTTAGCAAGCACGTAAAGCTCTAGGCCGAGCTTGTACGACACTGGATTGTACTGTCTGTTCACATGTGAACCATCGCCTGCAATAGCCTTTTTATTTCTATGCATTGTGTTTAGTTTTCTTGCTCCATCATAATTGAATGAAACAATTTGAAAAGCTAAACGTGGAAGTTCTATTGTATAACCTTGATTGAAATCTGGCTCTTTAGATGTTCTTGATAAGTATCTTTCTTTTGGACCGTAAGCCAAAGGGACTTTAATACGCTTGATCTCTTTACCTTGTGCGTCTCTTCTTACAATAGAGATATCATTGAACAGTGAACCAAACACTGAAACAACTTTTCTCATTGTTCTATGGTAGAATATATTGCCAAACATTAGAAGTCATCCTCAGAAAATGGATTGTTCTCAGTGAAATCTATAATAGAATCACTCTCTGTCTGAATAGGAACATTCTCTGCTAATGGATCACTAATAGCTTGAGTATTAAGAGATGTTAGAGAATATGAAGCGGCACTTTTAACACCTTTAACTGGGCCGTTAGTAGGATCAAACACACCAAAAATATCTTTAACTTGAAGTTGTCCAGCAGGAAAGATTGCTTGAATAACAGTAGCTTTTGCATCTGCTTCTAATAGATCTAAACCTTGATAAACAATTTCGCCTTGTTGAAAAGTACCAACACCAACTCCAAGTTTTAAGAATATACTTGATGCCGCTATATCAGCAATTTCATCAATTGCATCAACTCCAGTTTTAACTTCTTCATGTGAGAAAGCATACTGTTCACATTTTAATTCGTAAACATATCTTTCGCCAAGATTATAAAATACACTTTCATGTTCTACATATCTAATTTCTAATAGTGCATTGTTTAGAGGAAAGTAAATTAAATCACCTTCTCTTGGTCTTTCTAATTCTGTTCCTACTACATCGTTAAATCTTGTGCGTGAAATAGTTAAAGTGATCTGATCTTTGATATCAATCCCGAACTTGTTCATTAAAGTTCCTTGACCTTCAAAGCCATCTACGTTTTTAATGTACACTTCTATATCATATACGTCATCAAATTTAGAGAGAACATCTTCACCTAATACTAGATCTATTTTTTGGTTTGATCTTGGAAGGTACACACAATCTATGCCATGTATTTGTATGGCCTCACGATTGAGATCGTCAACCAGATTTTGTTCTGATCGCGGATTAAATAGATTGAAGTAACGATTGGTTCCCACGGTTCCACCTTAAATTGTTGCTATAGGGTATTTATGCCCTATTATCCAACCATAAAATCAGGTGGCAACTCAAACTCTTTACGAATACGCTCTCTGAGTTTTTCTAAATCTCTTTGTGCTTCATCGTAGATTACTTGTCCGTTGAGAGTTATCCCGCCTGGAAGTTGAATACCCGAAAACTTTTTGAGGTTATTTCCCCACTGTTCTTTGATTAAGTTGTAGCAATACTCTCTAACAATTTCATCTCCGTAGACTTCTTTATATTGTTCTGGATCTAATGCTACCCATGCTTCTATAATTACAAATTGGTCTACCATGTAATCATTGATATCAATATAAAGCGTATCTGTTTTTCTATTAAAACGTAAACCCTTTTTACCTCTGAATAGAAATTCCCAAGTAGCAATATATGTTTTGTAAATATCGTAGGTAATTAAATCAGTAGAAGCCATGCTGAACATATTGTTCAATGCCCATTGATATTGAAAGTCAAATATACCACCCATATTTCCACCAAGCGAAGAACTCTGTGGAGGTAATATATCGGTAACACTGATTACTCTATCACCAACTGGAATAGATTTTGTATCTATATCTCCAATAACGATTGCATTGGGAGTATTAGAAATAACGAATGTGCCGGCGGTAGTTTGATTGGTGACTGTTTCTCCTGGCGTAAAGCTTCCAGCCGCAGTAATAAAGCGCACATTAAGGCCAACAACATCATAAAAATACGCTGTAGCATTGCTTGTGTTTCCCTTCAATACTTGTCTTTTTTCAAAAACTCCAACAGGAGCTCCAGTGATTACAAAACTTGATGCGGTGATTTGATGTTTAAGATAACAACGCTCTACACCATCAAAATGATAGTCACGAAAATACGCTAGACCTTCATCTATGCGGTCTTCAATTTGATCTTCATCCAAATTTAATTCAATAACAGGAGCACCCAACTTTCTCAGGCACCACTCTATTAAATCAACTCTGGTAGCTGGAAGTGGCATGGTTATTTTCTCTTTGGTTTATCTTTAATTCTTTTTGGTGTTGATGCGCCGTTGCCGTTGGATCTAAATCTTTCATTTGATAATGCTCTCATAATAGCACCCAATGCACTCATCTTTCCTTTAGTCATCTTATCAAGATTCTCAAGAATAGATTTTAATTCTGTTAATGCAATATAGCTAGTAACCATTGAGGTTAGAGGAACAACATCAGCCCCAAATAACAAATACTCATTAATTATTCTACAGACAACTATAGTAACAAAATACACAAGAAGTTTGGATATAGTTCTTGATAGCTTTGAGCTTGTAATCTTTTCTTTCTTTTTGAAAGCAGCTATGACACCAGTGATAAGATCGCAAGCAACAAGAAAAACTACTCCAAAGATGATGCTTGATATAGGAGCAAGAAAAGCAGTGATTAATAGTAATACTTTAGTTAAGAAGATTTTGAGATCTACTAACTCAAATACATCAGAAACAATATTGAAA